GCATTACGATACGAGGCAGTTCGTTTATTTTTGTCATTCGGTGGTTGTGTTTGTTTCTTGGGTTTTACTTCAATGATGTACTTCGTGACCTTACCAGACTTTTCACGAACTTTGATGTAGAAGTCAGGGAAGTATCTTCTCACTTTACCATCAGGTGCCCTGTATGGTATAATAATCTCTTCACTACCCCACTGTAATATGTTGGGATTGTTGTCACAGAACACCATGAACTTTCGTTCCCATAGCGACCTATAAACAATGTTTGTCGGGTTGCCACGGTACTTCTGAGGATTGGTAGGTTTGAAATACCCAGAGTACGCCATAAATATAAAGTGTCCAACATAGGTATTTAGCGTGTCTGGTATAAACAATTTCGCCGCCAAGATGGCAAAACAGGGTGGCATGGCAATGTCCAACAACTTCCTCGTGAAGTTTGAAGACCTGCCAGCAGAAATTGCTGTTGATCGAGAAATTGTTGAATACTTTTGTGATGAAGTTCAGTTACCTAACATTAACACTGCTACTGGCACTCAGAATGGACTGTATACTGGTCTTGGATCTGTAGATTACCCTCATACCAGGGTATTTACAGAATTGCAGATTAGTTTCTTGCTAGATGCTAATTTAGAGGCACTTAAGTTCTTGAATAACTGGTACTTCCATATTTTTAATGAAGAACCAGTAGAAGATGGTGTTGGTGCTCAGTATCAATTGGAAAACAGAGTAACAAGAGTAAGATATAAAAACGAATACGCTTCTACAATTAGAATTTGTAAAGCTGAGATTGGTGGCAATAGTCCAACTGAAAGGCAAGCGATTGAGTATGTTCTAGAAAAAGCATACCCATATGCTATCGATGCTGTCCCGATGCAGTTTGGAACTGCACAACTACTCAGAGTTACAGGACAGTTCAAATATCAGAGACACTATGCTATTCATAGGGACATCACTAATTCTGATCAGTATAAGGTAGAGAAGTCTGCTATCATACCGCCAGGTGAAGGTATTCCTGTTTTTGAGTGATGAAAATTGACTTTTCAATTCCATAAAAGTGGGAAAATTTTTTCCGCTAATTTTTGGTTCTGAAAGTCGCGCTAAATATACATATGATATGGTCTAAACATAATGGCATTACCACAAGTTGTCCTTCCAACGTATGAGTTGGAAATTCCGTCAAATGGCAAAAAAATCAAATATCGCCCATTTGTCGTAAAAGAAGAAAAACTGCTTCTCATTGCTCTAGAGACAGAAGACGAAAAGGAGATTGAAAGAGCAGTAAAGCAATTATTGAAAGGTTGCATCCAAAGTAGAGTAAAAATCGAAGAATTGCCGATTTTTGACTTAGAGTATATTTTCCTTCAAATTCGTGCTGTGTCTGTTGGTGAAGACATCGAATTGATGGTTACATGTCGTGATGACGAAAAAACACAAGTTAAGTATCATTTGAACTTGTCTACAGTTCAGGTAACCAAACCAGAAGGGCATAACACCAAAATCATGCTAACTGACGATCTTGGCGTCGTAATGAAATATCCTGCATGGACAGAATTTGTCACAACCTCTATTATGGGTAAAGCGCCAACTGCGGAGGGTATTGTTGAAATTATTGCTGGATGTATCGACCAAATTTTCGATACTGAGGACGTTTATGACAGTTCTACTACCACAAAGAAGGAATTCATTGAATTTGTAGAAGGTCTTACAAATGCTCAATTTGAGAAAATTCAAAAATTCTTTGAAAGCACTCCTAAACTAGAACACACATTTACGGTCAATAATCCAAATACTGGAGAACCTTCGGAATTTACTATCACGGGGTTATCCAATTTTTTCGGATAGCACTCTTCCACAATACATTGGAAGGGTACTACAAAACTAACTTTGCCCTCATGCAGCATCATAAATATAGCTTGAGTGAAATTGAAAATATGATGCCTTGGGAGCGGCAGGTCTATACCACGTTGTTGCTTCAGCACTTAGAACAAGTCAAGAAAGAACAAGAAGCACTTAAACGCTAATGGCACACGGATACTTATCAGCAAATGACCTAAGAGGTAAATCGGGGATTGAGAAAGCTCTGGAGAAGTATCTCAGTGACCGATTTGATGACCTAAAAAAGCAGATCAAGGAAGGATTTCGCAAAACGGATCTTAAAGTAGAAGAAGTAGCAGTACGTGATCTGGGTCGAAATTTGCTGCCACAGGGTCAGCAAGGTCTTCTTAGTGGTTCTAATAGAAAGGAATTGACTGGTGCAGCTCCTGCTTTGCTCGCAGGATCAAAGTATGCAGAAATTGCTTCTGCCCGTGCTCCAAAAGGTCTTCTATCTGCAGAAAAAGCAATTGATGTAGAAGTAATGGGAATGAACCCCGTTGTGGGTGAAAATCCTATTGCTAGGTTACCGTCTTCTGATTATGCAGGAACTAGAGGTCCTATTGATGCCAATTTTGTAAATTTGGGGATTGAGAAAGACCTCCCAGGTTCTGATAATAACTTCCTCGCAACATCAGCAGGTCCAGCAGCAGGTGCAGATCAAATTGTTCAGTCTATCGATAGACTAACAATGGTAACAACCATGCTGGTTGCTGCCACTAAAGAGCAGACACAACAGCAAGGTATGATTGCATCTGCACAGATGCAACAATCAGAAAAATTAGCAAGACAGGCAAAAGCATCTGCAGAAGAAGCAGCATTAGAGCAGGGTGGAGATTTTTCTGGTAACTCTGCATATGCTCTCTTAGGTGCTGGTGCTGCTGGTGGTGGAAGAGCAGGATTTGGTGGCGGTGGTGGTCCTGGTTTTGGACTTGGTGGTAAGGTCCTTGCCAAAAATATGCTAGGTGCTGCTACTAAAAGAGGTGCTGCTAGAACAGGTACTAGATTAGGTGCTGCCCTTGGTGGTAAAATGCTGGGCGGTTTTGGTGCTAGAATGGGCGCTAAACTAGGATCTAAATCTATTGGTAAGATTGCTGGAAAAGGCATTGCCAAGAGTTTAGGTAAGAAGATACCTCTAGTTGGATTAGGTCTGGGTGCCATCTTTGCTGCTCAAAGAGCAATGAAGGGTGACTTTGTTGGTGCTGGTTTAGAACTAGCATCTGGTGCTGCATCTACAGTTCCTGGCATTGGAACTGCTGGATCTGTTGGTATTGATGCTGCACTGATGGCACGAGACATGGGTGCAACCCCATTTGCAGAAGGTGGCATTATTACAGAACCAACAACTGGTTTGATTGGTGAAGCAGGAAAAGAGGGTGTTTTCCCGCTAGAAGGCACTAGAGGAAAGAAAACCTTTGCTAAATTTGGTGAGGGCGTACTAGAAGCTCAACTTAGAAACAAAACAAAGGTAGTTAAATTGCAAGCAGAAGGTCTTGCAGAATTTTATCAAAAGAAACCATGGTGGGAAAAGTTAATTGATGGTCTCAAAAAATTACTTCCTGGATGGTTAGGAGGAGATGGCGGTGGTAATAGTGATAGTAATGGTGGACAGTGGTGGAACCCATTTTCTTGGGGAAGAACTGGAAACAATGGAGATGGAAAAGGAAAAACTGATGGTGTAACACCTAAATCCACCATGTTACCTGCAAAACAAGATGCGGTATCAGGATCATATGATTCTTTCCTTGGTGGACGACCAGCATTTACTAGTGGATTTGGATTAAGAAATACTGGAATTCAAGGTGCTTCCACTGATCACAAAGGTATTGATATTGGTGTTGATGCTGGTGCTGAAGTCAAAGCAATCGAATCTGGTAAGGTAGTTGATATCTACAAAGATTTTGGTGGATGGGGTGATGGTCTTGTAATTCAACATGCTGATGGTTCTAAAAATGTCTACGGTCACATTGAATCTAGTGTTGGCATCGGTGATGAAGTAAAAGCAGGTGATAAGGTTGGTCTTATTAAGTATTGGCCATCTGAACATTACCCTCAAGGAAGACAACACCTACACCTAGAACGTATTGAAGGTGGAACAAAAGTTGATCCACAAACATACCTCAATAATCTAATGTCTGCTGATCAAGCAGATGTTGATGGGGATGTTGAGAAAATTAAGAAAAATCCACAGGTTGAAGCATTAACTGCTTTGATGGGTGCATCTAGGAAGAAAGGAAAAGTTGAAGTTGCTGGTGTTGGATCATTTGCAAGAACTAACCCAAGAGGTGGTAAGTTTGAATCGTTCTATAGAGACACTGAAGGTAAACAGATAAGCAAAGATGAGTTTATGAGTAGATTGAGATCTGCTCAGGCAGATCCTTCTAGTGCGTTAAATAAAGCATCAACAGAAGTTGCCTCTGGAGATAGAGCAGCAGCAAATGGTTCATCAACACCAGCAATAGTACCATTAGAAACTGGTGGTAAACCACAATCTACTCAACCATCAGCACCAGCACCTGCACCAGCATCTGGTGATATTCTTCCATCAACTCTTAGAGCAGTCCAAGTAGCAACCGCACAGTAATATAATGGCACAGTTTCAATCGACTACAGACTTCACTTTGAAAAGTGTTGTAATATATCCTTTAGGCAAGGATGAGGGAGTAAATATTACTAATCTAATAAACGTATTTACTTACGTTGAAAGTATTCTTTCTCCTAGTATTGCTGCTACATTAGTAGTTGTTGATAGTGCTGGATTACTGCAAAATTTACCAATTCAGGGAACTGAAGTGGTAGAGATTTCTGTAATTACTAGTCAATCAGAAGAACCTTTTGATTACAGATTTAGAGTATGGCAAGTAGGAAGTAGATTTGCAAAAAATCAACAGCAAGCATATAATATTGGATTAATTTCTGAAGAGATGCTCAATAACGAGGCAATCAGAATTACAAAACCAGTAGAAGGGAAACCAGATGAAGTTGCTTCAAAACTATTAAAAGAATCTATTGGAACTGCAAAGACAGTATTCTCTGAACCTGCATTGCGTAAGGTCAAGTTTATGGCTGTCCGTCAAAGACCATTTGATATTATTACAAAAGTGGGTAGAAAGGGACTTTCCATGAAAGCAGGTGGTTCTGTTGATTCTTCTTCTTCGGGGACTAAAACTGAAGGAAATGAAGAGGATACTTTGCAAGCAAAAGGAAGTGCTGGATTTTTCTTCTGGGAAAATAGGAGAGGATATAACTTCTTCTCTGTTGACAGCATGTGTTCTGAAAAAGATGGTGATCTTAGAGCAAAAGAGTATGATGTAGAAACATGGGGTCCATATGTAGAAAAGATGTTAAATCAAGATGATGCTTCAGATGATAGATTTACCATTTCATCCTCTAATTTTGTATCTGACCTAGACATTATGACATCTCTAAGAATGGGTAAGTATTCCTCTAGAGTTATCTTCTTTAATCACAGCACTGGAGAATATACAGAGTATGCTTATAAATTGAAAGAAAGTTATGATAAAATGGCACACCTAGGAGGTCAAACAGAACTTCCAGATCTTCCTGGTGGCGTCGAACTTGATAAAACACCAACCAGAGTTATATCTACTCTTATTGATCATGAGACATGGCATAATGATCCAGAACCAGGATCACATGAGCAGCAAGATCAAGGTACAGGTAAAACAAAGTCTAGTGAATATGCTGACTTTAATAAAGATTTTCTAGTACAATCCATAGCAAGGTATGAAACACTAAGAACTCAATCGTGTGTTCTAGTTGTGCCAGGAAATGCTCAAATTTGTGCAGGAGATCAAATTGACATTAGACTAAAAAACAAGGTTCCAGGTGAGGAAGCAAAATCTGAAAACTGGGACAACGAAAGTAGCGGTGTTTATCTTATCGAAGAAGTAACACATCAATATGATAGAGTAACTGGTACAAATGGTCAGTTCTACACTACACTTAGATTGATGCGTGACACCTATGGTATGAAAGACAAACCGTCAGCACACAGTTCTAAATAACTACAGGAGGTAACTACCTATGGAAAACATCGAAGCACATATCAAGAAGGACAAAGAGATCCTTCAAGATCCAACTACTAATCCACAAATGCGCCGTCATATCGAAGGTGAATTGCATGACTTGGAAGAGTATGTCGAGCACCATAAAAAAGAAATCGAAGCAGGAGATCATCACGATCCAACATATCTAGAACTATATTGTGATCAAAACCCATCAGAACCTGAGTGCCTGGTTTATGAGGATTAATTGATATGGATCAGTTACTGTCGCAGTTGATCCCCACGCAACGCATCGGAAACGATGGGTTTATTTGGTGGATCGGACAAATTGAAGGAACCGCTGCTGATGAAGCAAATAACAAAGGCGGTTATCGCTACAAGGTAAGAATTATTGGGGATCATCCTAGAAGTAAGGAATTACTCGATACTCCTCAGTTACCTTGGGCGAATGTTTTGATGCCAGTAACTGCTCCGTTCATGCCAGGTAATATTGGCGGTGGTCACCCACAACTTGTTAAGGGTTGCTGGGTGATGGGATTCTACATGGATGTAGAAAAACAAAAACCTATTATCATGGGTTCTATCGGACAGACGCCAGGTGCAACGTCTGTACTAGAACAAAAAGGACCAGATACTAAACCATTTACATCTGGTGCAGAAAGTGGAGATCTATCACCAAATCCTGCAACAGATGGTGATCCAACAAATGATGACCAGCAGAAGACCACAGGTGCTTTGCCTGATGGAACTAAGAGAGGTGATGGTGAACAGAGAGTAGATTTAGGAACTAAGAAATTAGCAGCACTCAAGCAAGAAGAGTGGTGTCAAGAAGTAGCAGAGAAGTGTAAGGATGTTGATCTAAAAACTCAGATGAACGGGATCCTTGGCAACTTGCTAAAGGACATTCAAAATAGCAATGGTAACATTGGCACAAAGTATGTAAACGAGGCAACTGGTGAACTAAACAGTGCAATTAATGATGCCAGAACTGCCATCAATAAAGCAACATCAGTAGTTACAGAATTTCTAGCAAAAGTAAAAGGTTGGATTAAGAAGAAAATACAAGCAGGTGTTGAAGATTTAGTAAAAGCAGTTCTTGCTCCAGAACCTACAGGTAATGTCTTAACACCAGTAACTGAGTTTTTCAACAACATACTCAAAGATCTTGGGTGTAAGATGGAAGATCTTGGTGAACGTCTTATTGAGTGGTTGACCAATGTACTCATGAGTTATGTCAATCAAATTTATCGTGCTGCTATTTGTCAGGTAGATGAACTCGTCAACGGTATCATTTCTAAGATCAATCAACTATTGACTGATTTACTTGATAGTGTTCTAGGTCCTCTTCAGGATATTCTAGGAGCAATTGCTGTTCCTCTCAATATCATTGGTGGAGCAATCAATTATATTATGCAACTCCTGGGCATTTCTTGTTCTGGTCCAGATCAAACTTGTTCTAAGTACAAACTTCATTGTACAACAGGTGAGAAGAAAAAAGATGAGGATGATAAAGGTTTCTTAGATGATCTTTTGGATAGTATCGATAACTTGTTTGGCGATACTCCAGCAGATTACACGCAATATGTTTGTGATGAGGCATACACAGGTAGACCATTATCAGTAACCACTGTTGGATTTACTGGTGGTGTTCCTGCTTTTGGTGGTAGTGATGGAAATTCAACCAAGAAACCACTCATAACTTATAAAATTGAAGATATTACTGTAAAAGAAGGATCGATCGCTAAATTTACTGTAACTAGATCTGGATATCTAGACGAAGCATCTTCTGTTAAGTACAAAACTCTCAAGAACCAAGGATCTGCTACAGATGGAGAAGATTATGTAGGTGTTGAGGGTATCTTGGGATTTGCACCAAACCAGACTACAAAATACATTGATGTACAGACTATCGCTGATAATGTAGACGAACCAAATCAAGAGTTCTACATGTACCTCAGAAAGAATTCTCCTACTTCTGGTAAAGTATCTACAGTATTCAAAAAGAATGTTGGTAAGTGTACTATTACAGAACAGAATGTCAAAGAACCTGGAAGTCCGTACACACCACCTATCGCAAATCCATTAAATCCAATTGGACCAGAAGATCCAACATCAATTCTTCCAGAATCCCCTGGATCTGGTACTGAATTAACGGATACAACAGATACAACACCAACATTTGATGTTAATGCAAATAGAGTTACATGCCCTGAGGGTGAGTTCATCATTTACACTATCTCAACTACAAATGTAGACAACGGCACAATTGTATACTACACACTATCTGGTAATGATATTACAAGTCAAGATATTGTAGGTGCATCATTAAATGGCACTGCTGTTATCAACAACAATCAAGCTAAAGTAACTGTTGGTATTAATGATGATGGTGTTGTGGAGGATCCAGAGACACTAAGGTTTACTCTTAATGGTAAGGGTAAATTTGTAGATGTTATCATTACAACTGCTGATGATCAATCTGTAGAAGATTATGATGAAGGTGTGGGTGATGGTCTAGAAACTGTATTCTCTCCATTTGAACCACCATCTATTGATCCTACTAAGATCATTACAGATGAAAATGGCGGCATCATTGAAATTCCTGTAGACAAACCAGGAGATCCATGGGCAGAAGCACCATATGTCTTCATTGGTGGTGAAGGTTTTGGTGGTGCAGCAACAGCATTACTAGATGAAAATGGTTTCTTAACAGAAATTCGTGTGAAGAGACCAGGATATGGTTATAAGAAGAACCTAGCATCTGATCTAGATGTTCGTTGCATCATTGATAGTTTTACTATCTTAAGACCTGGCATCGGATATACTGAGGTCCCTAGGATGTATGTCGATGGAGAACTTGGTGTTGCTGAAGCGGTCATCAATGACGATGGATTTGTAATTGGTGCTAGAATTCTTGATAGAACTAGAACTTTTGATAGGTTCCCTGCTATAGATATTGTTGGTGGTAATGGTTATGGTGCTAAACTATTGCCTTCTCTAGCATGTCTAGACACTGACGCACTGTCCACTATTGGTGCTACTAAGATTGGCACTGGTCAATATATCGATTGCCCATAATGACAAAACAGTATCCTGCACAGGAATATCCTAGTAATATATTCAAGCAAACAACGCCTGATGAAGAACAGGCGTTGACAGATCAACCTAGGTTTCAAACATGGTACAAAGGATGGTTGACCAGATCTGAAATCTATGAGAGAAAGTTGCCTGATGGACTAACCTCTGCATTGAGGATAGACGGTCCTGGAGACAGCGCGATCTCTTTAGATGATAAAGGTAACCTTCGCATCCTAACAGGCAAGAGAGACCCAGAGAAAGGCGCTGGAAGTGGTGTCCTAGGTATCAAAACATGGGGACAGCAGCAACTTCATAATGAAAGATCTAACCTCCAGTATGCATCAGGATCTGATGAAGAAGGACAGGCGTTGAATGTTCTTTGTTATGGAGACTATGTTGAAAACTCTAAGGGTGGAACAAGATACATCTATGCAACAAAGATTATTCTTAGCGCAACATCTGAACTTGTTCTAGAAGGTGGTTCTATCAAGTTGCAGTCAGAAAGTGATATCACTATGTCAGCAGCTGCTATTAACACTGCTCAAGTCAACAAAAAAGATATTGTGCTTGGAGAGACAAAGAAAGAAGCACTTGGTACAGATACCACAAATCAGTTTGATCCTCGTGCAACACAAACATTCAACACACCAGGCAACCTTCAGAGAAATGTTGCTGGAGACTATAGGGTAAGTGTTGGTGGATGTTATCATTCATTCGCAGTAGGTGGTGCTGGTGGACTAATTCCAGACAGAACGTTTGGATATTTTGCTGGTACATCTACAAATGCTGCTCTGGGAGGCACACTTGCAGCAGGTCTATACACTTCTGGTGAAATGGACTTGCTTGCTGTTAAGGATGTATTTGTTACTGGTGCTGACTTTAGCATCACAGCAGGTGCAATTGATGCAACCGCTGCAGATGTAAATCTAGATGCTGCAGCATTTGATGCAACTGTTGCATCCTTCAGCGTTACCTCTGCAGGAGATGTTCGCCTCACAGGAACTAAGATATACCTTAACTGATAACTGTATCTTATAATACTAGTTAGATATACTCATTAAAAACTGGCACAAGGGGGCTTGTTTTTTTCTCACAACTCTGATAAATTATCTTCATGCAATTGGGAAAGACCTGATTGCGATGTAAACTCTATAGAGGAAAAAAACAAATGATCAAAACTGCTTTCGCTGCTGCCGCTGCAGCTGTTGCTTTTGCTGCTCCTGGTGCTGCCCTGGCAGGACCCTACGTTAACGTAGAGGCAAACTCAGGTTTCACTGGTAGCGATTATACTGGAACCACGACCGACGCTCACGTAGGCTGGGCAGGCGAGACTGGTGCTGTCTCCTACGGTGCTCAAGTTGGTCCTTCTTTCGTTGTAACTGACGGTGGAGAATCTGACACTGTTCTGTCTGGTAAAGTCTATGGTAGTGTTGCTGCTACTGAGGCACTTTCTGTTTACGGCGAACTCTCCTTCGCTGGTGGTGTTGATGATGCTGACAACGGTTATGGAACCAAGATTGGTGCAACTTGGTCCTTCTGATTTGCATAATCAGATTGATGTGATATAATGACAGGGGATCTTCGGATCCCCTTTTTCATTCTAAATATCATTGTTGATGGGGAATTTATGCTATCTACTCAATATAGATTGCGCTTAGAGGGCATTTGCAAAAAAATTGCAAATAATGATGTAGTTGAACTGTCCGATATGATTTGGGCGGAGAAACTAGCAAAGGCACACACTACCGCTCGTGATTGGTTGAGACAAGCACGCCGCCAATCTAAAGGGATTGAGGAGGGCAGTGTAGATGATTTTATGAATAGGATGGGTTTGGGAGATCCTGATCCATCCAACCATAAGACAAGATTTGACGGTGCTGACGAAATAATCGATTGGTTCCGACAAGATAAACCTGATGACTGGAGGCAACGTGACTAGTGATTTTCTAG